CTACATGGGTGTTTTTTTATAAATAGGTCATGTAGTGACGTGTTGCCTACATAAAAACCATCCTCCTAATTCCCGAAAGTTAAAAAGTAGGTTGTTCATTCGGCCAAATCGGGGGATAATTTTTTACCCATAAATTACCCCTAATTATACATATAACATCATCCAAAAATACAAATACAATAATTGAATATAGAAATTCATAATTTAGGGGATATAATAACGTATATAAATATTTAGTGATAAAATATATAAAAATAAATTAATAATTTATATATGTCAGAAGAAGGAAATACTCATTTAGTAAAGGCCTTGGATAATGAAAATAATGAGAGTATAATGAATTACAATAGTCGCCTAATAAAAACCATAAAAAATGATTATTTACAAAAGCTAATTCTTTCCCGTGAAAAATTAAAGGATTATCATACTAAATTAAAAGACTACAGATATGTAGATGATTTATCTGACATACAATATGGCCGATATATTAGATGGATTAATTTAAAAAATCCCGAAAAAATTGAGCTTACAAGAGGGGGAATGATAATTGATATTAAGATTTTAAGTAACGGGATTCATGTAGTATGTAAAAATACATACAATCATCGGTTTCAAATAAAAATAGATGAATGTTATATCTTTCAAAAATTAACAGATCAAGAAAAAATACTGTTATTAGCGTTGGATTATGTTCAAAATTAAGTATTATGAATTAATAATTTTAAACCAACATCTATCACAGTTTATTTTCCGCACTATCACAAATGTAGGGGTTCTAGTATCCTTAACAGCCATTCTTATATCTACATTGAACAGATTACATCCTTTACAAATAACATTCCATTTCAACTGATTATATAAAGAGTTAATACCATTTGCAGTATGTGATGTATACATTGTTTCAAAAAATCCATCTTTATATACAATATTTAATATTTTACCTCTAATAAATAAATCTGATACAGTTGGGTCCATATATATATAAATAATTATCTTTTATAATATTCAAATTTTATTTAATATCTTTCCCAAGTATTTCTTTCCAAGTATTTATTTGTTGAAGAGATTGATTATGGAGTGATGGGTAATGTCTAGTGGCATATTCTGTTGTAAATAGATTGTCTTCGGCGTGTTTAAATACTCGGTGTTGAAACAGACTTTCTGCGTGATCGTACGCATCTGCGAACGTGTGTTCATTAACTTTCATATCGTAAATAATACACCTATCAAAATCGTATGCAGATAATAAATCAGCTTCTCTAACGATGTGGTATGCGGTTTGATAAACACCTAATTCTGGGAAGCCATCTTTCTTAACCTTTGAATACGACATTGTCTGAATAATTTTCGAAATAATTTCATTTTCAATAGGTGTAGTAATTAAGATGAGATGGTCTGTGATTGCCTTAATACCATCAGATTCATTCATATATTTTTTGTCGCACATATCGTGTAGTGCTGCCGATATATAAATAATATTTTTATGGGATTTAATAAGGGGATTTTTGTAACTTTCTGCTTCATAAATGTTATGTGCATATTGTAATACATTCATGCTGTGTGAAATATCGTGAGATTCGTCAATCCTATGCTTAGCGGATGTCTGTAGAATAAATTTAAATAGGTTATTAAATAAGCTTTTACTCATTTTTAATCGTTGTAATAATTGAAATATATATTAATAATTATATTTCAATTTTATTGGTAATTATTTATTAAGTTTATTAAAATATTTTATGTATCCAGATAAAATACTTTTATAAATTAATTTCAATGGAGGGAACATATTACACATATATAGTCCAGCTTTAATCTGTACTACATTATGTAAGGCAATTTGAATAGATTTATATACAAGTTCATCATTATTCCATTCATCAATATTTGTAGACGCTGGTTCAACATAATTAATATTTTGTGCTATAGTAATTAACTCTTCCAATTTGACCATTATATAATCTATTATGTTCTGTTTAATTCTTTTTAGTCTTATTAAATTTAATTTTTTTACTATTTTTTTTCAATTTCTTTCGGGTTCCTTTTTTTGAAACAAATCTTGATCCTTTTTTACATTTAAAGTTATAAAAATCAATATTACGATTTTTAAAAATACGTTTTCTACAAATTGTAATTGCAACCTGTTCATTAATTTTCTTATTAGTAACCTTTTTTATACATTTACATAATTTACTAGCTAAGATATTTTCAGCCAAAATTTTATTTGTAGTCTGCTTATCATTTGGAATATTATAATATTTAATAATTTTATTATAGTCACTAGAAGTTAATTCCATGCACAGAGTATATTTATTGGTTAGATTTTTTATAAAAATAGATTGTATATGACTAAAACTAATACTACAAAACGAATTGTAGTATTTGATTTAGATGAAACATTGGGGTATTTTACAGAATTTGGAATATTTTGTGATTGTTTAGATATATATTTTAAAAATAAAGCATACAGTAATACAAATTTTAATAAGCTATTAGATTTATACCCAGAATTTTTACGCCCCAGAATTTTAAACATTCTAAATTATCTAACAGAAAAAAAGAAGGCAAAAAAATGCTATAAAGTAATGATATATACAAATAATCAGGGTCCTAAATCGTGGGCAAAAAGTATATCAGAATATTTTGATTATAAAACCGATTATAAATTATTCGACCAAATAATAGCAGCATTTAAGATAAGAGGTGAAAAGATAGAATTAGGTAGAACTAGTTATGATAAAACAATCGACGATTTATTTAGATGTACAAAATTACCAGAAGATATTGAAATATGTTTTGTAGATGATTTATATCATGGGGGTATGACTGAAGATCGTGTATACTATATAAACGTAAAACCATATCATCATAAATTAACTATTCATAATTTAATGTTACGGTTTTTAGATTCATCAATGGCTAAAAATATAAAAGACAAGACAGAATTTATTAATATTATTGAAGGCGAGTTTAAAAAATACAAATATAGAGTGGCTGAAAAATCCAAAGAAGAGCAAGACATAGACTCCATCATTGGTAAAAAGATGTTTCAACATATAAAACGATTTTTCTACGAAAATAATAATAAGACATTAAGTCGTAAGAAAACTAGCAATAATGGAACATTAAAGAAAAGATGAGTAATTTTATACCTTCAATCGTTTAATAAATTCGACTACTTCTAACGTATGTCCATACTGGCTGATAGTAGTAGTAGCTAATAAAAATAATGCAGATGAGAACACAATTTGTCTATCAAATTCAGTAAAGGTTGTTTTTATAAATGGATTGAAGCGAATAAGTAAAAACCCAATTACATAATATTTCATAAGGTTTTCTAACATATCTAAATATTTGGGGTCATAATATTCAATCTTGAAAAAGGCAATTATATAAAGTATATATGACGCATATAAACCAATATCAAAGATTAATTCGTGGTATTTAACCATATATATTAGATAATTATTATTATTAAGATATGTAAGTTGATTGAAATTATGATATATCTTTAGGTAATTTATTAAAAATATTATATCATAATTATATAATAATGAATCCGAATACAACAAGTAAAATGCATGGAGTAGTAAATGGCTATTTTAGATGTAATGAAGAAAGAGACGAAGAATTAAATAACAGAATTTCAAAAAGAAATATTCCGTCAAGCAGTCTACAACCTCAATATAGCATAAGACCTGTAAATACAAAGTATGGATATATGCCAATATTAGACCAATATAAAGAACCTAAAACACCATTAAATACTTACACACCATATTCAACGGAAAATACATTTAATCCTGGAAATGCGCAAGCCCCTTGGGCTGGATTTTCAAATAATGTAAATGTGGAGTCAACGTTAAGAAATCAATTTTTTGCGTTACAAAAATGCGAACAATCTGAATTTGTTCCAACATCTAATAGCGATTTATATAAAACGACAGTGGATTTTAAACCAATAAAACAAACACATCCAATGTTATTTAACAAACCAGAATTTGCTCCTTTTAACCCAAACACATTAAATATTGGAAACAATTTATTTAACAATCATACAAGATATGATATTAAAAACAGCGATTCGTGTTAATTATTAATAAATACTCATCGATATATGTAAATGGATATATCAATGAGTGAACTAGATAATATATCATTACAGTATTTTTCAAACAAGGGACAATATGATATATTAATGAAAAAGAATACTATTATTACAGATAATACATATTTAAGCGATAAACGATTTTATAAAAAGAGAATATTAGATTTAACAAAAAAGTTATTTAGAAATGAAATTGATGATAGTCCTGTTCATAATGCATTTGATAATTATGTAAAGACGTGTATAAATCATTTAAAATTTACAGATAAAAAAGACATATATCAAGAACAATATGAGAAATTAAATAAAGCTGAAGTTACATATGAAAAAGATGATATAATAGAAAAATCATATGATGCTTGTGATTATTTAATATGTAAACCAGAAGATGTAAAAACATTAAATTTAGATACATTTGTTAAAAAGAAAACAGTTCCTGTAAAGCCAATGGTGATGCCAACTAAGGCAGAAACAAATATAAAAACACCTGAATATAAAATAAAAGGCATATTACACAGAAAGAAACCTAAAAAAAGCTGAATATAAAACAAAAATAAAAAGAAAAATATCACTAATAATTATGAAGACACAAAAGAAAAATAAGGCTCACAAACGAAGAACAAAAACTGCAAATAAAATAGAAAAGCCTGTAAAGAGTCGGTTAAATTGTAGTCCTAATCCAGACAATAAAAATAAATCTTATACGTGTTATAGTGATAAATCATTATTGAAAATGAGAAAATATTGGAATGCTAGACATCCTCGCAATAAAATAAACTCTGTTAATCCAACCGAAATATGGAAGAGTTTGAAAACGTATATGGCTAGTAGCTGTAAACGAGAATCATGTTGGTTGCGAAGTAAATTTATGGAAGGGAAATTAGACAATGAATTAGTAAATTATACATTTGCGCCAACTGCACCCAAAGACTGGAAACTTAATCCGAATGAATGGTTAAGTAGCTTGGATATAGAAGCAGTAATGAAACAATATGAGAAATCTTACAAGTGTTTTGAATTTTTAGGACCTTCGCCAATAGATTATGACCATCACAAATTATACGGAGAATGTGTATGGGAAGAGTTGTGTAATTTAAATATAAGCGACCAAATAAAGCGTAATATAAATAAAATTGGAATTATATTAAATACTGATCCTCATAATAAGTCTGGTGAACATTGGATTTCAATATTTGTAAATATAAAAAGGAAGGTCATTGTGTATTTTGATAGTAATGGAGATACGGCACCAAAACAAGTTCAAAAATTAATGGACGAAATAAAAAATCAGGGTAAACAATTAGGGATAGATTTTACAATATATAAAAATAAAATAGAACATCAGCAAACCCAGTCAGAATGTGGAATGTATAGTTTATATTTTATAGTTGAAATGTTAAAAGATAAGGATTTAACATATTTTTTAGAAAACAAAATAGATGATGCTGAAGTTTTTAAATTAAGAAACAAATATTTCAATGTAATTTAAATATTAATCATTATCACTTATATAATGGAGTATTTAAGTGATAAGAATAAGGAGATGTTGTGGGGATTATTACAAGAAAGTAACGTGTTCACTGGTATACCCAGTGAGAATTTTCAAAAAATAAAGTCTATATTTGATAATACTATGTATGATATTAGTAGGCGTAATGATAAAAATTTAATGGAAAAAAATAAAATGACTGTAGAAGATTTAATGGGTAAAATGAATCTTGAAAAAAACACAGAGAGTAACGCAGTGACAAAACCTAAGATACAGGTTGTATATAAATCTGAAGATTTAAAGGAGGAAAGAAATCAACAATTTAATGCAAAATTTGAAGAACAGCAAACCGAATTGAACACATTACTTAATCCAAAAAAACCGTCTTCAATAAATTTTGCTGATTCCACTGACGATGAGGATAAGCCAATTGGAAATGATATGGATAGATTAATTGCAGAACGTATGGCAACGAGGGAGAGAGAATTAGATATTCCAACATTGACAGAAGACGGTGAGAAGTGGTTAAGTAATAATAATTCTAATAAAATAGTAAAGGGTGTAGATTTAAATGAAGAAGAGAAACGAGTATCATTTAAAAATAACATATCAGAAGACATAACTGAAGTTAATACAGATACAAAGGCAAAACCAATACCAAATATAACAGATTTATTTAAGAAAATAAAAAGAAAACCTACATCAGATATAGTCCCATCTATAACACAACCATATAAAGTCACAAACATAGATAATTTTTCGATAAAGGAAGAAATAGAACAATTGATAAAAAAACAAGACGTATTAATAGCAGAAAATATTGAAGTTAAAAATCGTTTAAATATATTATTAAATAAAATATAGTATTATAATAATCACACTAATGTCTACACGGAAGAATAGTTTTGATAATAAAGATAGATGTAATAGTCGGGATTCCAGATCATGGAGTATTGGAAGTATTGGAAGTATTGGAAGTATTGGAAGCATAGAAACTATAAAAATGGATGAAGAACCGGAAAAAGAACAGGCAAAAGGAAAGAAAATTCCTGTTAAACGTAGGAAAAGAGAAACGAATATTGATAATATGCGACGAGATTCGCCTAATCCAACATATTGGGGATTATTATTAATGGATTTCTTGAAAAAAAAACAGATTAATGGCGAATAATTTATAAAAAGAGTAACTTATAAATTATTTATACTTGAACAAATTTAACCTTTCCATCAGGTTTTTTTATTAGTCTACCAATTAATATAGGGTCTGTTCCATATTTAACCGCATCATTGTAACTATCCAAATCATAAACTTCTTGTCTTGCCCTATATAGAGCGAATTTCTTTTTAACTCCATTAATAGGAATTGTGATTTCTTCTGCTGTCCATGAAATTTTTTCTTTGTTTGCTTGTGTAACTGTATCCGATTCTTCATTGGAAATAGATGGTTTGAATGAAAATGAACTAGGACTTGCTTTTCCAAAAGTAAAACATTTAACAGAGTCTTTTTGACCAGGTTTATTGTATACAGCACAATCCATAGAAGATTCCTTCACAGCAGTCAATATCTGTTTAGATATTTCTTCTTTAATAGTAGAGATTTCATATAACGCTTCGTCACTAGTAACAGGTATGGCGTCATTTAATTTACTTCCATCATTTAATTTTAATTCACGGGCATTTTCACCTTCTAATTGACTAGCGGTAAACTCCATTAAATATAAAAATACATTAACTGTTCTAAGTTCGGTTGGTAAGTTTTGATGACTACAAATTCTTCTAGCTCTACCAATAACTTGTTCTATTCTAACAGGATGCCAATATGGTTCCATAATATGAACATATCTAGTATTTTTCAATGAAATACCTTCGGCACCAGATGCAGTAATCATTAACACCTTTATAATTTCACCATAAAGATTATTTGTAGAAATAGGTAATAATTCAGATGTAATTGTTTCAGGAACTTGTTCCCAGTCGCCATTATAAATATTACGAATAAGTTCCTTTTCTTCGGCATCTTCAGTTCCTGTATATAATGCAAATGTAGGTTTGCCTTGTTCCGATTCGGGTATATTTAATACCCATAATCCAGCATCATTCTTTTTAATTTTAAATTGAGTGAATCCATTTGCTTCCAGAACAAGTTTTAAAATACCAACACCTTCAATGGTTCTGAATTGAGTATAAATAAGATGAAGTCCTTTATGTTCGGGTTCCTTGATATTTTCTAATACATTTAAAAATTTAGGACTCAATGTTTCTAGTCCTTTAGGTGATAGAAATTTAGCGGCATTTGCTTTTAAAAAAGCTAGACTATCTTTAATTCTTTGATCATATGATTCATCACGGTCATTCTTAGCTTCGGATTCTAATAGTTCAATATCATCTGCACCATATAACCCATCAGGATTATTAATCTTATCCTTCACAGGAATCGCATCTAATATATCTTCATCCATTGATTCGGTTATACCATCTAACCCCTTATCCGAATTGGGAAATGGTCTGGGATTTTCACTTGGAAATACAAAATTACAAAATGCTCTTGAAAAAATACGATATGTAGATACTGAGTCTGTATAAAGGTCACCATCAAGTCCTGGTTTTTTTGGTTTTTTACTTGATTTTTCAATTTTTCTCTCTTCTATTCTGGCTTGTTCGTATATACCAAATTGATAATCACTCATAGGAAGTTTAATTACTTTAAAGTCAGTATCCTTATTGAAATCGGGCATGAGTTGTTCTTGGGCACTTTTAAAATAAGAGGTTAATCCGAGAATTCGTCGTTTGAATAATCCATCGTTTTTGATTTGTTTTGTTGTAGAATCAATGAAAAAATTTTGAAAAGTGTCAATATTATCAGGTAAAGCCTTGAAGTTTTCTACTTGAATACTGGAAGCGCTTACTTCAATATCATTTTGTTTTAGAATAGCTGTAATGAGTCTGACGAAATCATTATCGGATAAATTACCCTTACTTGTAACTTTGAAATTTGTAACACCTTTATAAGTGCCATCTTTATTTATATTAATAAATCCGAATGGGTTTCTAGTGACAGTAAGTATTTTAGAAGAAGGTTTATAATCCATAAAATCCAATATTTGAAAGCTCTCGAATATATTAATCATTTCCTCCTTGTTAATTTTTTTAGTTGATTTTATATTTATAGGAAATGACCATGTCTTAATATACCCTCGTAATATATTGAATAAAATGGCAATTTCATTTGGATAATTGATAATAGGTGTACCTGTAAGCAATACAATTTTACAATTTTCAGCACTCATTAAATATTCATACATTCTCATAGAAAGTGATTCAGGTCGTTTAATCTTGTTTACAATTCTACTGATTAGATTATGTGCTTCATCAACAATAACAACTTTATTATCAAATGGATTTATGGTATAATCTCTCGTCAAATCCTTTAAATGACTATTTCTAAGACCATTGTAGTTAATAAATCTATATTTATTTGTAATCATTTCATTAATTTGTAAGTCCAGGCTTGTTTTTTGCTCTGCTGTTAATTCTCCAAAATTGGATGGCTTCTTAACATTAACTAACCAAGCACCTCCGTGTTTTCGAATATAATCTTTTGATAAACTTAAAACACTAGATAAAGTATTGATAACATTCTCAATTGGAGTCTTTTTATCACCAGTAGAAATAAACTCCCAATATTGATTTTTCTTGTATATTAAATCACCACAAGATTTCAATTCTTGTAAATAATTCATTCTAAGTGATGCAGGTGTCATTACAATAATTTGTTTATCTGTTTTCATACCCTCAGCAATAGCAATAGAACTACACGTTTTACCACTACCTAAACCGTGATATAATAATAATCCACGATATGGTGTATATAAATTTAAATAATCTCTAACTACTTTTTGATGTGTTAATAATGAAAAGGCGGCATCTTTTGGTCTATCGCATGATATAGTTGATTGTAAGGATTCAAAATCTTCTTTGAATGGTTTAAAAAGTTTGTTAATAAAATTAACAAAGACCTCTCTATTATTCATATAGTAAGAGTTTGCTCTATACAATACTTTTTTATCTTTTTCAGGCAATCTGGTAATTAGTTTAGCATCACCCAATAATTGTTCCATATCAATATCATCGCTAATAACAGTCATATCAGGCTTAGTTGTTTTTCGTTTTACAGGCTCTTTTGATTCTTTTAATTTCGTTGTCCCATCAGAAACTAATTTTAATTTTTTTAAGATTTTTTTCGCCTTTTTAGCAGGTGCTGTAATAGGTGTTGGTGTTTTTTCTTTAGGGAGTTTTAAAGAAACGTATGTATTAAGTTTTGTAATAAATGCATCCCGATCAATCAATTTATCCTTTGTTTTATCAACAATTTTGGTTTGAATAAGGACTGGTTCATCTTGTATAGGTTGAGCTATTTTAACCATAATTTGTTCTATCTTCTTTGGATTTGGTTTAACTCTTAATTTTTCTAAAACACTCATAGACATCTATATTAAATAAATACATAAAAAAAGAATAATTTACTTATTATTCAAGCATTTTTAATGTTTGTTCGCAAGCCATTTGTTCCGCCTTTCGTTTAATTTTATGTGTCCCTTTACCGAGAAATACAAATACTTTTTGTTTTTCATCCATAATCTCTTGAATTTTTTGAAAGGACCCAATTCGGTTATAATTGATGGCATTTTTTTTATCAACTTGATGAATTTTTTGTCCTAAACACAGATAAACGCCCATTTCATAACCTGTGTCATCATTGTGATTAATTTCAATGTAATGTGGAGTATCCTTGAACTCTTTTTGAATCTTTACTTGTAAAATATTTTTGTAATTATCGTCGTCTTGAATTAGTTTTACCCAATCCACATGTTTTTCAAAAACACCTTCTACAAAAATTTGTGCCATTTGAAATCCAGGACCTGTTACGAAGACATTTTTAAACCATCCTTCATCGTCACTTACATCAATCTTATTAAAATCTAAAAACAAAGCACCGATAAATGATTCAAATAAACAACCTAATTTTTTTAGATTTGTTCTTGTTTTCTTTTCCTCTGCGTGTTTTGAAATAATATAATGTTTTTGTAATCCCATTTCTAATGCGAGTTTTCCAATAGCTTCATTTTTTACTAACGCTATTTTTTTTTCGGTCATATATCCTTCGTTTTCTTTAGGAAAACGTCTATATAAATAATATTTTGTAATTAGTTCTAAAACACCATCGCCAAGATATTCAAGACGTTCATTTGATTTTGTATGTAATGGAAGACAGTCTATAGGTTGTTCGGTAATAGTGAT